ACGGGTTGCGTTGGGAAGAAATTTATGAGTTAAACAAAGATGTAATCGAGGACACCGCAAAACAGCATGGTTTTAGTAGCTCGGAAAGAGGTTGGTGGATATTCCCCGGTACCGTTATTAAAATTCCAGGAACATCTTCCGGTGATAACTCTGCCGGTGCAACAGTCGAACTTAACAATGCACCGATATATGTTTCGTCTGATGCGGAAAGTATTGCAGGCAGAGTGACAGGAACATACTATTTGTATGACGGAAAAGAAATTATCGGCCGATATAGGATAACAGATAAATCTTCTGATGTAGGACGTACACCAGTTGGTGAATATGTCATTGGTTGGCTACCTAAAGAGTACATATAGGGGGTAAAAAGATGGCATATTCATTTAGTGAACTTATAAAGCCAAAGCAAACGTTTGTAAAAGTAAAGTTATCATGCAATGTTTTAAAGTATAATCATAATCATGATAAGAATGGAAGATTTTGCTCCGGTAATGATGGAGGAAAAGTTGACAATTCTCAAGATGATGCTATAATACATGATAGAGGTGGTAGAGTGTCTGAGATAAATAAACTTGGTAAAATTAATACTCATCTGTTGGAGCAAGAATTCGGCTCGTTGAAAACCGATGAGATTATCGTTACCAATGAGCGTATAACTCATATTAAAGAGCGACATCCTGAAGATTACGAATTGTTTAAAAAGTATGGAAGTGATACGGTTGAGAATCCTGATGAAATTATCAAAGACTGCAAGAATAAGAACACTGTATTTATGATAAAGAAGTTGGAAAATACAAACTTAAATGTGGTAAGTAAACTATCTTTAACATCGGATACTAAGAATTTAAAAAATTCAGTAATGACATTTTACAGAATTCGTTCGAAGAATTTAAGTAAATTAGAAAGAAAAAATAAATTACTTTACAAAAAGGAATAAAAGTGTTATAATATAAGTAAGATAAATATGTATTTTGAAGTAGAGATTGTGCTGCTACGCACCTTTTAGGTCAAAAGAAATGTGGGAAAGGGCACACCCACCAAAATACTATTAGACCGCTTTGACAAAGTCAAGGCGGTTTTTATATTATAATGACTTAGTAAAAGGCACTATTTTAAATAATAGTGCTTTTTTTGTACGATTTTTAGGAGTGGGGTTAATGGATTATGTAAGAGTGGCATCAAAGTCTTCGCCAATATACAGCATTCATTTTCTTAATTCTGATAAATTAGATGTATTTGTTGACGCAGTGACAACGGATTTAAAACTTACCGAAAATAAAAATGAGCTTGCACAAAAGGTAACGATAAGCCTTGTAAACTGTATAAACGGTGAATATTTGCTATCAGAATTAATTAATGTGTGTGATAGGGTGTTTATATATGCCAATGACGGAGAAGAGTGTAGAGAAGTTTTCAGAGGGTATATATGGCGTAAGAATTATCAAAACAAGCAGAAGAAAATAATATCATTGACGTGCTATGACAATTTGATTTATCTGCAAAATAGCGAGGATAGTTATTATTACCCTGCCGGTTGGAAAACTGTTGATATATTCAATGATATATGCTCCAAATGGGGTATCAATCTTGTATATAACTATGAATCTATAGAACATAAGAAATTGCCTATTTCGGGTAAAATTTCTACTATGTTTACTGACCTTTTGGACCGTGTGAAGAAAAAAACGGGTATAAAATACGTAATACGCAGTGCCGAGGATATTATTTATATAGATAGATACGGAGCTAATGCAAATGAACGTGTTTACGAAATTAACCGTGGCGAAAATGCAATATCCACAGCAAGTAACATTTCAATGGAGGACGTTGTTACAAAGATAATTTTTACAGGTAAAGCAGATGATGACGGAAAAGTATCAATCACAGATACATTGGAAGGGGACACAGAAAAATGGGGAACACTTCAAAAGGTTATTCGTGATGATACTGAAGATGAAAAATCAGATAAAGAGCCGGAAGACTCATTATATGAAAATGCCCATGATGAGGGTCAATACATTCTTGATGAAAACGGAAAACCTAAAGAAACATACGAAGTAACAGCTATAAATAATCCGTGGATAAGAAAAGGCGAACTTGTTAAAGTGGGAGCAGGAGATATGAATTTTCGATATATTGTCACAAGTATCACGCATAACGCAATAAATCGACAAATGAATATTGATTTTGAACTTGCAGATGAAAGTAAGTTATAAGGGAGTGTTTATATGAATGCGTTTGATAGATTAGGACGAACACTTCAAGCACAGATGAATAACGCTGTAAATGATGGTAAGAGTATTTTAATTGAATATGGTACAATTACAACTGATTTTGGACTTAAAATCGCAAGGTTTGATACGGTTATTCCGAAAGGAGAGTATTTAATTGATAAGAGATTATCAATAGATTATAAACCTGAGATTGAAGTTGTAACTTCATTATCTGACGGTCACAGTCACACTGTTAAAATTCCTATCACAGAGGGGATAGAACGTATCAAAGCGGGCGACAGAGTATTGGTATGCTGGATAGATGTTGATCCTATTGTTGTTGCTGTTATTGTAAGTAGCAGTGATATAGGGAAGGAGAGTTAATTATGGCAAATTTATTTCCAACGGCAAATAATATCATGACAGTGCCTTTGGATAACCTTAAACAAAATACACCTGTCGGATATAAGAGAAGTTTAAAATTCGATTATGACACAGGTGATTTTGTTCGTGACGGTCAGCACAGATTAGTTTCTGCGTCGGGAGTTGAGGCATTTAAACAATGGTGCGAAAATTGTATATCAACAGACAGATATGCGTATAGCTCATATTCAACTGATTTCGGTATTAATTTAGATTTGATTATGGCATTGCCTGATAAAGCTGCACAAGAAATTATGCTGAAAAAAGAAATAACAGAGGCGATAATGGCTGATGATTATAAAAGGGCAAAGTCAGTAGATGATTTTTCGTTTAATTGGATTGATACCGATGCGGTTGAGGTGGAATGTACGGTAACAGGCATTGATAATGCCGAGATAGATATAAAAGCTACGGTAGGAGGGTGAGAATATGTCGCAATTTATTATTCCTGATTTTATAAAAAATGCGGATGTCAATAAGATACATAAGCGAATGAGAGATAATCTGCCAAATGATATTGACAAATCTGAAGGTTCGGACGTTTGGAATTTAACCTATCCAACGGCATATGAACACGCATATTTTGCACAGTTTTGTATTCTAAATGCTCTTCGATTGATATGGCCCGAATTTAGTTATGGTACATATGCAGATTATCACGGAGCATGCAGAGGCATGGCAAGACGAAAGGCACAGCATGCTACAGGAAGTGTCAAGATTATAGGTAATATAGGTGTAAATATCCCCAAAGGTACAGTTTTTACTACTGCACAAATCGCTGATGAAAGTGTAACGGAGTTTGTTACAACAGAAAATGTGTCAATAGGTGATAATAAAACGGTAACGGTTAATATCATTGCGGCTATAGCGGGAAAATCGGGAAATGTTCCGGCAAATACTATCACTGTTAATAGTGATAAAATTGTCGGTTTATCCAGTATTACAAATGAAACAGCTACAACAGGCGGCTATGATGAGGAAAGTGATGAAAATTTTATTGAGCGTATCAAGGAATATGACCAGTCACAGGATAATGATTACAGACGTTGGGCGTTAGAAGTTGACGGAGTAGGTGAGGCTGTTGTAATCAGTCCTGAAGATAATCCGAATGTTGAAGATGATAGTGGTGTTGTAAATATTATCATAGTTGATTCAAATGGAGTTCCTGCAGATACAACTTTATGTGCGGCGGTTTACAATCATATTATGCAACCAGTGCCGTTATCGATAGACGGAAAAAAGACGGACGGTCAAACCACCACAATCGAACGGCTTGCACCGCCCGGAGTTATTCTTGAGGTTACAGCACCAACAACTATAGCTATCAGTGTTTCGGGCTTAATTGAATTGGATAATACAGTTGGAATTGAAGATATAAAGAGTAATTTTATTTCGTCAATATCTGAATATATTGTACAAGCAATAAAAGACGGTGAAGTGCGATATAGTAAAATTGCATCTATTTTATCAAATACCGCGGGTGTAGCTGATTATAAAAATTTGATTGTAAACGGAAATAACACAAATGTACAGCTGATGTTAAATCAAATTCCTACAATATCAGAAACAACAATAAAATTTGATGTTGGACTTGTAGACGGGTAGGTGTAGTATATGTATTCAACAGAATTAATGGAGCAGATATTAACCAGTGAGATAGGACAACAGATAATACAACGAGTTACCAATAAATATGGTAACAGTTATGTCGGACTATGGTTATTTCAGATTATCGGAATGTCTAATGACGAGGTTAAGGCAATGGTTGAAGATTTCAAAAATCAAACGTTGCCACAAACAGCGACATGGTCTTTATCATTATGGGAGCAGTCAATGGGCTTACCTGTTAATGAAAGTGAGAGCGTAGAGCAACGTCGGCAGAATATTATAGAAAAACGTCGTAGACGAAATGCTATGAATCCTGCAAGAATAGAAGAAATAATATCAGCAATGACAGGTACAGATGTACGAATTGATGAGTATTATGGCAAAAATAGATTTGCGATATATCTTTCATCTATTCCGTCACTGGTAGATGAATTATCTGTTAGGAAAAAACTAAAAGTTATAAAACAATCTCATAAAGTTTTTGATATATTTTATGAACAGGCTATTAAAGGGGATATATATATTGGAGGTATTATTCAAAAATCAAAAGAAATTACGTTAGAGGAGGTATGACAATATGGAAAAATTCTATCCTACAAAAGCGGGTATTGAATATGCTGCTTTAACTGCGCAAGGAAAAATCATAGAATTTACAAAAGGTAAATTTGGGGACGGTGTAAGGAGTACAGAAAATATAACAGAGCTTACTGATTTGATACATCCTCTTGGCGAATTGCCGATATCGAAAAAGAGTGTAAAGAACAGTACAATAATTACAACGACACAATTTTCAAACAGGGTTGGCGGTAGTATATTGCCAACTTTTTATTTGATGGAAATAGGGTTATTTGCAAAGGTGGTTAATGCTGACGGTACTGATGATGACGAGCATCCGGAAACATTAATAGGATATGCGTTTGATGGCCACGGCGATAAAATCATCGGTACATCATTAAGTGAATTTATCATTAATATTCCGTTGACAGTCGCTGATGTCAATAATGTAACTGTTGATATTGACAGTCTTGTATATCCAACATTAAAGCAATTTGAAGATGAAGTCAATACAAGAAAAACAGAAGATGAAGAATTACAGAATAGTTTGAATGTACATATCACAGATACAAGCAATCCACATGGTGTCACGGCAGAACAGATTGGATTGGACAAAGTCCCAAACGTGGCAACGAACGATCAAACACCTACATATTCGCAAAATTCAACATTGAGTAATATTGTAAGCGGCGAAAAAATATCGGTTTCGTTCGGGAAAATAATGAAAGCGATAGCGGATTTAATCAGTCATATTGGTAGTAAATCTAATCCGCATAGTGTTACAAAATCACAAGTGGGATTGGATAATGTACCAAATGTAGCGACAAACGATCAACAGCCGACTTTTGCTGAATCGGGTACACGGTCGAATATAGTAAGTGGTGAAACGCTAAGTACATTGTTCGGCAAAATAAAAAAGTTTTTCACTGACCTAAAAACAGTGGCGTTTACGGGGTCATACACAGACCTATCCAACAAGCCGACATCAATGCAAAATCCTAATTCATTGACATTGACAATGAACGGCTCAGCAACGAGCTATAACGGTTCGGCAACGGCAAGCAAGTCGTGGTATGCACCAACGAGTGTGGGAACGGCAGGGTATAATTTGATTAGTAATGGTAGTGGTGCTCCTGTATGGCGGAGACCATTGTATGCTACTTGCACTACATCAAATGCTTCATCAGCTAAGACAGTAAATATAGTAAACTTTAAACTAATTACAGGTGTAAGGGTATTTATTAAGTTTGATAATGCTAATAGTGCTAACACACCCACTCTAAATATATCAAATACAGGGGCAAAAAGTATGGTGACTTTTCTCCCTAATAGTTTTTACAATGTTTCATCTCCGTCAGGAACTACCACACAAAAAGCAGTAAATACTTGGTGTGCAGGAGATATATTGGAGTTTGTATATGACGGAACTAACTGGGTATGTGTTGGTACATCAGGTTATCCTCAATATAGTCACAGGAATAGCTCTTATATAACAATAGGAACTACGGAAATGAGTGAGGTAGCTTATCCTGATGATATTATATGTGATTTTCTTTGTGACGGAACAAATGACACAACTATCATACAACGAGCAATCAATTTAGCTTCACAAGGTGCAAGTACCAAAATTCGTTTCTTAGACGGAGATTACACTATAAACAGTGAATTAACCTTATTCTCCTCAATAGCATTTGAGGGAACTGGAAATGTATTTCTATTTGTTACATCACAGGGACTATTAAGGTATGATAATGCTTCTCCTACTGGAGTTTCAAATAAAGCGACTTTTAAGGATATAAACATTAGTTTTATCAGTACAAATAATGATAATGAAGATATGGTAGGAGCATTTGAAAATTTTGAACTTACTTTTGAAAATTGCATTATCTCAAAACGCACAACTTATCAGAGTATTTGGAGATTATTTTTTAACTGTAAGGTTAAAATGATTAATACTGATGTAAATATTACTATGCCTACTTCGGGGTGGGGTGCTACTCTTGACTGTTTTTGGGTATTTGGTGAAAGTACAGTTGAACTGCTAAATACCCATATTTGGTTTACAGGTAAAAACCCAGTAAATAATGGTGTGTTTTATGACAGTAAAGGTACTATGACAGGAGGTTGGATAACTAACACCAAAAAAGATACAAATAATCACGGTGTGTCTTACATACTAAGTAATTCACCTATTACGTTCTTAGGTACACAAATACGTTGCCGAGAATTTGCACAAGACTGGAATACAAGTTCGTCTGACGGATATAGACCAAGCCTTGACAGTTGTAAAATTGAAATATTAGACGGAGGAAGTTTTAGTTGTTCTCACGCAGGTCATATTGACTTGGTTTTGAGTAGCAGTTCTAAGACATCAATTATACCAGCTTGTGCCTTAATTTCTAATAGTAAGCTATTTATTACTTTCGACCACCAACTTGTATTACGTGATTATGCTTTTTTGGAAGCCTGTTATATAAATAGGGTAAATTATAAAGGTTCAGGGTCATCTTCTTCTGCAAAAACCACAGATACAATTACTGTAACTTCTATGGTAAAACCTATATTTATAGATACGGAGGGAACAAATAATGAGTGATACAATTTATAAATACTTTAAGGTTGACGGAAACACTGTAAAATGTCAGGAGTATTTAGTATTTCTAAAGGTACTTAAATCAAGAGATTTTTTGAATAAACCTCTTTGTGATGACCCTGAAAACTATTTTATAGAGGAACATAGCTTCCGAAATGAAACTGAGGTAAGATTGTTCAAGTCTAATTTTGTGGATAAGCATATGCTTATGTCCATACAAAGTACTGAAAAGTTAAATAACCCTTATACTTGGTTAGAAGGTATAAAACTTAGAACTAATGACCCCTGCACTGAAATAGCTGAAATAGTCAAGTATGGCAGTAAAGAAGCATACGAAGCGTCTTTGCCCGAATACACAGATGAGTTTATGCTTGACATAGATGTAAGGGTAGCAATGTTGGAAATGGGAATAACAGAATAGGAGGTATGGAATATGAATCACGGACGTTCATACAGATTGTGCAAAAAAATTGTAGCCGTTGGAAAAATGAGCAAAGAACAAATGCTTGAAAAATTTGATGTATTGGTTTTGTCGGGTGGATTAACCGATGATGACTACAAAGAATTGGTGGAAGAAATCAATAAGAATGAGGAGGGCTAAGTAAGTGGAAGTTGATGATAAGGAACTATGGGAGAGATTGACCGTAGTGGAGCAGTCCACGAAGTCGGCTCACCATCGACTGGATAGCCTTGACCGGTTGACTGAGAGTGTACATATCTTGGCGACTGAAACTAAGGCTATGAGGGAGGACGTTTCGGATATTACATCACGAGTTGACGAGATAGAGAAACGTCCGACTAAACGATATGAAACAGTTGTAGGTGCAATAATTACAGTATTAGTTGGTGCTGTAATAGGGTACGTTGTAAAGATGTTAGGATTTTGAGGAGGTAATGAGTTATGAAAGAATGGTTTAAAGCCGCAGGTATTCGTGCTATTAAGACAGTAGCACAGACAGCCGTTGCTACAATCGGAACGGCAGTCGCATTGGGTGATGTGAATTGGGTATTGGTAGGTAGTGCATCTGCTTTGGCAGGTGTGCTTTCGCTCTTAACTTCTGTTGCAGGTTTACCTGAAGTAAATAATGAAAGTAGGGAATAAATATGACAGATAAAAAATTTATAAAACTGATAAAAGAAACAATCGTTGACTATTTTAACAGTCATGTAGATAAGACAGACCATAAAACAATTACTGAAGATAATGTATATATTGTTTGGAGCTGCAAAACCTTGCAGAATTTTAAAGCGTTGGCGTCAACAACTGTATCGGACGGAATGTATTACGAAATAACCCATAACGGAGATAAGAACGAAACATACTTTGATGTTTATAAGAAGTGGGAAAATTTCGTTGTTAGAGGTGGTAAGTATGAGGACAATAAATGATGGTTTCCCAATCAAACAGTTCAAGGGTATTGACATTGATACGTCAATACAGTCATCATCGGCAAACTATTACACATACAGTAGCCGTGTAGTGAAATTCATTGTAATTCATTACACAGGA